CTTGATAATAATATGAGGATTGTTCAATCTCCGTATGCCACTCATCTATTACATCCTCGGCCCCCAGCCACACCTGAATTCTCCTGTTCGGCTTCAATAGATTTTTCAGGGGCGACTGCTCATTGTCGATGCTGAACTTCCTCGTCCGATTACTCAAAGCCAAACTGACCTCGTTAGCCGAGATGTTACCAACAGGCAAGCTGCCCTGACTTGCTTCCCGCTCTTCCAGCAGCTTTACGCTTACCAAATCGCCGGTTTCATAGATTTCCCGTATAGAGGTGAAAAACTCAATAATCTTTGCCTGGCGGCCTTCGTGACTCCATTTCGTGATTATTAGCTCTTGTTTTGCCACGTCCAACACCTGCGACTCTAATGTCTTGCTCCAGCTTACCTGGTCATTGCCTGTGACGGTCTCAGTTTTCAGGAGCGTATCGTCTGGGCCGTAGAGCTTGATTTCAAAATCAACAGGATATTCTACCCTCGCCGTGTCGCCAACTACACGCAGAGTGTGGATAGGTCGAGGTAGGTGTGCCACGGTCAAGGCCGGATAAGGTGCAGCAAAAGCGCCGCCTGCACCGGCAAGCTGAGAACCCCACCAGCCCATTTGGTGGGTGGCGGCTTCCTCGGCGTCCCTGGGCGCCAGATGGTAAGTGCCGTCCAGATTGCAGGAGCCGTCCAGAGACGCGATCTTTGCGAAAGGCTCAGCTATAGAGTCAGCGACCTGAGCATGATAAGACACATTGGCCTGTTCGTTGACGGTCGTCGCGATGCTCTGGTCCAAGAAGGGATCCGTGTAGTCGATGACGGCTTTGGCCAGGACTCTGCGTTCGAGGGCCTGCATCTTCTGATTGAAATCGGGAGTTACGGGATAGGGCATAAGGGTCACCTCACACTAGCGTCGCAGAGGTTACGCCGGCATCAGGAGCGCGGCCACCGTGACGCCCTCGGTCGCCGAGTAATCCACATAGACTTGCCCCGCTCCTCCGTCGGTCCGGTTGTAGACAACAGGGTCGAACGGGCCGATGAATATGGCCGTGCCAGCAGCCACTGTCACCTCGCGGTCAGCAAGTTTCAGGCCGCTCCGGATGTAGCCCGACAATACTTTGTGCACAACAGGCTCCTCGGAGTCGTTCTTGACATGCAGCACGACCTTGCCGCTGTTCTCAACACTGTGACCGTCCGCGTTGGCCGCTGAGTACACGGCCATGAGCCCGGAATCAGACAACTGTTGACGGGCCAGACTTACGCGTACCATGTGGAACGCCTCCCTCTCATTGCTCGATGAACGCAATGGATATGTCGTGCCAATAGACGACACCATCAATTTTGCGCCAGTAGCCGTAGCCCCGGTCCCCGGCGTAGCAGGTCATTTCGAGCCATCCTCCTGGAGCCGGGCAACGGAATGAAAAGAACGGTTTGTTGGCCGCGATTGTGCTCAGGATTAGGTCGAGTTCGCCGTCGGAGATCTTGTCCCATGTGACGTCAACGCGGCGCTTTGTAGCGATTATGTCCATGGTCATGGTGCCATCAGCCATACGCTCGGATTTGGACAGGTCGAACTCACTTGGTTTGATGCTAGCGGGATTTGCCACACGCACGCCGGCTATCCATATCATGGTCTTGCCCCCTACGCCCTCTGCGGCCGAATCACGAAAGACTGTCCGGTTCTGTCCGCCTCGTTTTGAATCGCGGCCAGAGCAATACGGCCAAGTTCCTTTTCACGCACCTGCATGACCAGATCGCCCTGTTGCTTACTGCCGCTGGTTGCGCTGAGCATGCGGTAAGCGTCCAACACCGCACGGTAAACGGCTTGGGCTATGTCGTCGGCATTGCCTCCGCCCGCAGCAGGGTTAAACTCTCGCGGCACAACGGCCTCGCCCTGGTGGAGATACGCGAGCATGTCTTGGGGCACATAGTTGGTGCCGGTCCGGAGGAGTGGGATCTCGGAGATGTTGATACCCCAGGTCTTCCCGGCGAGGCCCGATAGCCCAGGCACGTATCTGAGCCAATCTGGGGCGCTGATCTGGAGTTTGTTGAGCCCTCGTATCATCCAGTTGACTGCCTTGATGATTCCGTTGATGACTCCCTTGATGGTCCCCAGGATACCGTCCCACACCTCGCCCGCGGTCTTCTTGATGCCTTCCCAGGTGCGGGTCAGGAAGTCAGCGACTTTGCCCCAGGTCTCTACTGTCCAGGTCTTGATGCTGTCCCAGTTCTGCCAGATGACCACAGCAAGGCCCACCACCGCGGCGACAACCAGAGCGATAGGCGCAATAGACACAAGCCACGCGGCAGCCATAACCGCGGCATTTGCCGTCGCAACAATCCCCATCCAGACCCACTTCGCACCCAAGAGAATGAACTGCGCTATTTGTACCGCTACAGACGCAACCGCTTGAGTCTGCTGCATCACCCATGCAACTACGACCTTGCCCGCTTCGACTACGGCTAAGATGCCGAGCCAGACCCACTTCGCACCCAGGAGGACGAATTGCGCTATCTGTATCGCCACAGACGCAACCGCCTGAGATTGCTGCATTATCCACGCAAGCACGACCTTGCCCGCTTCGGCTACGGCTAAGATGCCGAGCCAGACCCATTTCGCACCGACGAGGAGAAACTGTCCAATCTGAACTGCCACGCTGGCAACGGCCTCCCAGCCCTGCATTGCCCATGCAAGCACGACCTTGCCCGCGTTAACGAGAGCCTGAAGGCCCAGGAGCGCCCACTTTCCGAGTTGGAGAGCAAACTGCCCTAGGATGGTAGCACCGTGAGTTATCGCCGCGGCGCTCTGCATAGCCCAGGATGCTAGGACTTTACCGCCTGCTATGAGCGCTTGAATGCCTGTGTTAATGATGGCGGGCAGCAAGAGTACCGTGATGATTGTCGCTATGGTCTCGACAATCGGCCCGATAGTAGGCCAGTTGTCCTTGATCCACTGAACGGCGTTGTTCATGGGGGTCATTGCCTGCGCAACCGTGGTGAACGCCACCGACGCCTTCTCCGCTATTCCGGAAAGCGTGTCGCCAATTCCGGCGAGTCCGTCTGCGATGTTAGGCATTTGGAGAGTGGGGATTGCGTAGTCATCACCGAAACCAAGGTCAAGGTCGCCGAAGTCCTGTTCGGCCATGTCCGTTTGCAGTAGGTGTACCTCGTCAAACGACTGTATGTTGTTCTTGGCGGCTTTTGCGGCGCTCTTGAAAGAATCCGCCAGGTTGTTTTGTGAATCGGCGGCCTTGTTCGCTGTGTCCGCCACGTCCGCCGCTTGCTCAGCTACAGCCGCCGTGTCCTGAGCGGACTGTATCGCTCGACTTGTGGCGCCCTTCATCGCGTCGGCAAGCCCGATAACGGCCTGCGCCGCCCCCTTGAGTCCAGGGACGAGCCACGATACCGCCGTCATGATCCAGCCTACCGCACGGACTATAAGGCTTCCCGCCGTCAACACCGCGGCGCTTATGGCGCCCCACACACGCTGCGCCACGGCTCGCACCTTGTCCCAGTTGGCGGCGAGAAGAACGCTTATGACGACTAGGGAGCTTATGGCTAGAATGACTAGCTTAATTTTGCCGCCAGCAAGGTAGGCAAGCGCTTCTCCAAGAGTAGCCGCCCCGCCACGCCACGAGTTGAAGGCGAATACCGCGTTAGACGAGAACGCCAAGAAGGTCGCGGTCACGCCAATCGCGCCCGCTATCGTGCGGTTTAGAAGCCCCAAAGCGAATATGGCGGGTCCTATGGCCGCGAAGAGAAGCAGGACATTTATGACCGTGCTGCGTATGGGCGCGGGCAACTTTGCCCAATTCTCAGCCATACGCGCGAGGCCATCGCTCAGTTTCTCTGCCGTGCCCACTACGGCGTTTATCAGGGGGAGAAGCGTTTCACCTATGGTGATGCCCACGTTCTTTATCCTGTTCCGAAGCATCTTGAAGCGGTTGGCGACGGTCTTGTACCGCATGTCGGCTTTCTCGGTGAGGTAAATGGCCTCTTCCCAAGTCTTTGCGCCAAGCGACATCGCGTTCCGCAGGAAACCCTCGGCCTGCCCCACGGTAATAAACGCTCTCACAAGGCGCTGGTCGGAAAGCCCAAGTTCGCGAAGGATCGCATACGCCTGGTCGCCGGACTTGCCGAGCCCTTCAACGAAGCGGACGAACACTTCTCCCGCGTCATCGCGCCACGCCTTCCGGAACTCCTGAGCGCTCATACCCGATACTGCCGCGAACACGCGGAGATGGTCATTGCCGGTGGCGACAGCCTCGCTCACTTTGGCTAAGACTTTGCTTACCGCCGTGCCACCCACTTCCGACTTCACGCCAAACGAGGTGAAAGACCCGGCGACAGCCAGGACTTGGTCGGCGGTGAGACCCGCAATGCGTCCTGCGCCCGCTATCCGCAGGGCGAAGTCAACAATATCCTGCTCGGTTACAGGTAGCGCGCTCCCCAGCGCGAGTACGGCGGAGCCGTAGTTCTCGAACGCCTTCTGGCCCGTGCCCATGATGTTGTCTATCTGGGCGATGCCTGTGGCAACGCTCACCAGGTCAACTTTAGCCACAGAGCCAAGTTTGGCGATGGTTTCCGTGAAGTCGGCGATGCGATCCGCCTGTATGCCGAAGCGCCCCGCCATGCCCGCTATGCCCGCCAGTTCCTGATGCGTAAGCGGCATTCGCTCAGTCATCTTGCGTAGGGCGCGGTCCAGGTTCTCTATCTGTTCCGCCGTGCCCTCAATTGTAACCTGCGCATCGGCGAAAGCATCTTCCCACGCGATGGCAGCCTTGCTAACCACCGTCAAGGCGGCGACGATGGGCGCTGTTACGCCCAACGACCACTTCTTGCCGATGTCCTGCATACGCCTTGCGGACTGGTTGAACTCCTTCTCGGTGGACTTCACGGCTCTGGCGGCGCGACCCATTGCGCGCTCAAAGTCGGTTGCTGATGCTGTAAGGACTATAGCCAGTCTGCCTACCGTTGCCATGCCACCACCTCCCCAAACGTAAGGGGGCGCTCATTCCGAAACGCCCCCATCGTCGAACTTCTGCTTCCACACGCCAGTCCACATGGATAGCGTATCTTCTATCTCACCTGCATCTTGCGCTCTTGCGGGTTCTCGTCTTGGCATAAAGTCGCGTGGTTGGAACGGCTTCTTCTGTTTCTTGGGGTCTCGGTTGGTGTTGGCTATGATGGACGCCACCATGCCCGCCCGCCAATCCTCAACCTCAGTACCCCAGGGTTCGAGGCCGAAGAACGCTGCCCATTCGGTGAGTTCACGGGAGTCAATGCGTGTTAGAAGTTCCCTTACGGTCATGCCGAGCGCCAGAGCTAGCCGGAAATAGAATCTTCGCTCTGGTCGCTCCCGAAGTTTTTTGACAATTCCTCGACGTCTTCAGGCCGCAAGCCTGACAGTCTCTGTGCAACCTCAAACACCCTATCGAGGGCCGCTGCCGACTTCTTGCCAAGGGCGCTGGCATCTGAATCGGAGAATATCCTGTTGCCCTCTTCGTCAACAACTGTCAATGCTACGAGTTTAGCCCTGATGTTTTTGAGGTTCATCTTTGTAGACTTGCCACGCTGCTCAACGATAGATGTCTCGAAGGCGTCACGCTCCGCACCCGTCAGCGCACGAACACAAATCCACGTTTTCCATTCAGGAACATACACTTCTTCTTTGGGCAAGTCGTCTATCGCTAGAATAGCGTCTCTGCCCAGAAACACTTTTGCTTTTTCGGACATTGGCTATGCCTCCCCACGCTTGATATAATTACTACAAAGGTTAAGTTAGGGTGATCAATTTGCGCAGATGGACAAAGAAAGAAATTCAGTTTTTGACGGCAAACTACCCCACCGTCCCGACGTATCTGATTGCCGATGAACTCAACCGCAGCCTTAGCTCTGTGCAGAACAGAGCACATAAGATGAAGCTGAAAAAGGATGGTTGGGTGCCGCGCCGTCCGGCGAAAGTTCGGCGCAAATACGATGTTAACGAGAATGCGCTTAAGTCTCTTGATAAGAGAACGGCCTACGCTATTGGATTCATATTGGCCGACGGATGGGTTGGAAAAGACAGAATCGGCCTGTCTAACAACAGCCCTCTTGTCCTTGCCAACGTCCGCACTATTCTCGGATGCTCACACAAACTAAACCTGGAGCATAAAGGGCCATTTTCGTTATATACCGTAACGATAACTAACAAGGCCCTTGCTAAGGCTTTTGCTGATTTAGGGTTTACTTCGAACAAGAGCCTGGACGGACGATTGCCGTCTATCCCCGACGAGTTATTCCCCCATTTGTTGCGTGGCTATTTCGATGGCGACGGCACTTCTCGTTATACCCATCGAGGCGGGCTACAGATTCGCTTTGTCAGCGGCTCCAAAGCTTTGCTGGAAGATATTGCGAGAAAGATACATGAATTGTTTGGCGTGCCTCTGCAAAAAATTGTCCACGATAAGGGGCGGCCAAATGCTAATCGCCTCTGCTACTCTGGCAAGTCTGCTCTCGCCATCGGGGAACACATGTACCGCGATGCTGGCATTCTCTGCTTTACGAGCAAGAAAAAGCCTTTTGATGAATATATCAATAGAACCACCAACAAATACAAACTAACAGAGGCAGACGTTATCCAGATTAGGCAGCTTGCCGCGGATGGTGTTCCTCAAGCTAGAATTGCCCGACAGTTTTTCGTGTCGCCTGCAAATGTAAAAAAAATTGTATTGGGCAAAACGTGGAAACATCTGCCTCTGCGCCCTTAATCCCCCTAACTGATCACGCCGTAGGTCGGTTTGCTGGTGACTGCAATCGTTATCTCTGCCTGCATGACGTCACCTGAAGCAATTTCCTGTGGCGCAAAGCCGATCACATAGCCCTTGAATGTGTAGCCCTTTCCGCTGCGATACTTGATTTTGCATGTCTGCTCTGCGCCACTGTACAGCGCTGCCTCACACGCTTGATGTGTTGAGTTCTCCGGATCGAAGTTCAAAGTGAAGGAACATTCACCGCCATCTATGAGTCCAAGTAGCTTTTTCTTGAACTCATCAGTCGGGTTCAGGTCCTCCACGTCCGCCGTCTCACGAGTCGGCCCAGGCGGTGCAATACCCGATACCTGGGCTATTTCAGTAGCACCCAAGATGAACTTGGTTTTTAGGCCTGTTGCTTCAGCCATTTTCACTCCTCCTTAGGCACGATTATCTCAAGCGGTACATATTCCGGTTTTGCTACCACGGCGATTGCGACTTCTGCCTGCATAACTTCGCTGGCGGCTATTTCCTGCGGTGCGAAGCTTGTCACAGTGCCCGTAATGGAGTAATAGCCCCCGCCGGAGTAGACTGTTTCATCGAACGGAAACTGAATGCGGTAGTTGTACGGAACACC